TCTATTCCAATCATAGAGAAAATATCGTTTTCAAATTTTGTATATTCATCTGGATTGTTTTCTAAATATGTAGCCAGATTATTTTTTCCTTGCATCTTTTCTTCGTTTGGTAGTGTTAGCCACGTACCGCTTTTTTTGACTATACCAAAGTCAACTAGTAAATCAGCTAGTTCCATTTCTTTCCAAATACCACGTCCGTATTTAATATGGCTTTCCACCTTTTGTCCGGGTGGCCCTATAGAAGAAGTTACTACTTGCCAGTATACTGTCTGTCCAATTTGTGTCTCTCCCTGCATAATGGGTTTGGTATGTGAGGCGTGTAGCTTAACATCCACTTGATATTTTAAAGCAGTTCCTGATTTTTCTACTTTAGCTTTTCCTCTTCCAAAAGTAGAAACATTTGCCATCAAATGCGTAATGCCTACCACCGTTACCTTATTAATTGGCAATGCTGGAGCCATCCTTCTGCAAAACTTAGCCAATACTTTTTGCACACTCATTACTTGCTGATCTGTGAGGTCGCCAGTAAGTTCTGCGTCACTAGCTAACGCTGAAAAAGAATCTATAACACATATCGTATTGGGTTGGGTATGAATGATTTGATCGAAAATTCCTAAATATTTTTCTGCCGATAATATATTACCTTGTGTTGAACCGATAATTTGAATTTTTTCTGCATCAGAATCTAGCTCTTTGATTCCTTCTAGATCTCGTTTTCTAAGACGCCCCTCTACATTGCCATAATAAATTTTACGATTGTCTTGTTGAGCATTAGCACAAAATGTTAGTGCCGTTAGTGTTTTACCTATCTTTTCAGGGCCGGTCATAATGAATAGCGAACCTTCGGGTACTCCACCCCCTAATGCAATATCTAGCTTCGGACTAATCGATATAATTTTTAATTGTTGATCAGTTATAGAAGACGGATCATGAATCACATCTCCATATTCCTTAATAATATCTTTCGTCATTCTAATTCCTCCAGCTTAGATATAATAGACTGTTTATCATTGTTTGTGGTAAAGTTTTTTGACTTATCAAAAGAATGAGATACATAATTATTCTTTGTGGATGTTTTAGCTATATAGCTATAGTCATCTATTTTTTCATGTACCCACTTAGGTCGTAAGCTCATAATGTATCGATTGTCTTTTAAAAATGCAACGATTTTATCAACCGTATGTTTCTCTATTAGTTTTGTTAAGCTACGATTGTTAATTTGCTCTGTATAAAACTCTTGCCATTGTGCTAAGCCAAGTGCTTTGGTATAAAATCCTCGTGGGAGTTCTTGTGCTGACCCCGTTTTATATTTGTTTTGTAATGCTTTATTTTCGCAGATTAATTCTACGATATATTGTCGTCCGCTTACCCATGCAAATCCATTCTCGTCTACATCAGATGAATATCGAGAAGGATAACGATTATCGTTTGAACGTTCTTTAGCCATCTGATCTAATCTTATGAATCCAAGAGGAACGATTATCGCTAGAAATAGATTTATCTTTTGACACATCTACCTGTACAGAAGCTGCCTCTGTCATTATACTGACTCCCTTACTTCCCGCAGCTGTTTTATTAATAAAAAGCTGTTCTTTCATAACGTCTGATTTAATTCGTTCTATTTCCTTTTCAACAATCAGGGCGCTCCTATCTAATTGGGTAGCCATTGACGCTATAGACACATCCTCGCTCAACATTCCTTTAATACATGCTTTTTCCACATCTGTTAATTTACCCTTTTTCATAACAATTCCCTTTCTGCATTGTGTAAATATGCAATATTTTTAGTTCTTAAAAAATTCCTATAGAATTCAAACACCTTTTCTCCTACTTCTGTGAATCGCCATTCTAATCTACCGGCGTGTCCTAATCGTCTCGATGCCATCCCCTCACTAAACATACCAACCGGATTAAATAATCTACCGTGCTTTCCCCGCTTGGCATAATATTTAGTTCTTTTGCCAATAGTGATCTTCATTGCAAAAGCTATTGGCGATTCTTGTGCTGTTTCTGAATCTGATTCTACACATGGATATTTATTATCTTCTAAATAGTCTTCTTTTCCCGTAATAGTATATATCACCTCTATTCTCTTAGGTTCTTTTGTCGATCTTTTTTTATTAATTACGTGGGTATCAGACTTTTTCTTTCTCACGTTCTTTTTAGCCATAATATCTCCAATTTAATCTTTAGTCCATTTGATATTTTCGTTAGGTTTATCCATACGTTTCATTCCTGTGGGCAATTGGTGCATACCCCCTGTCTTTTTTGTTTTAGCCTCGGCCATCATGTCTTCTACTTTTTGTTTGCCGTATTTAGCTGTTTGTTTTTCCGCATACTGACCAATAGTGTTAGATTCCGACACTGAAGATGTTATAATACCTTTTACATTGTCCGTAGCAAAGTCCCTAATCAACCTACCTTTACAGAAAGGACACCGTATTTTTTTAGACTTATTTGTATATTCTGACATTTTAAAAAACAACACGGTATGTTCAGAACATTTACTGCATTCAAATGTATAGTCTGGCATTGTGTTCTCCCGTATTGATTATACTCTCTAATCTCCTATGAATATAATCGCATATTGAATAAATTTTGTTTGATCCTGAATAGATTAATAAAATTAAGGGCACATCGTGCGTTTTATACGCACTTAGACCATCCGCATTGAGTGCAGGTAATACATCCCTCTTGTCGTATCAATCCCTTATTCTCACATTCTTCACATACTCCTTCTTCTTTAGTGCCGTCAGGTATATACTTTTTAAGTGCCCTAGCCATACTTTTTGCTAAGCACGTCATTTCGCCCCTTACCTTTTCCAGTTGCTGTACTACCATATGGATATCTGCACCGTGACGAAGAGATGTAGAGGTCATTCTAGTTAGGGCATCTTCTTCTGCGCTACAAGTAGCATTAACAGGGGACAGTTCTAGGCCGTCTTCTAAAATTGCTTTATATACCCCTTTAGGTCTTCCCATTTTTATTACTATTCCTGATTTTACCTTTTTACTAATGAATCCATTTTTTCCGGCAAAAACCTCATACGGTTCTTCATTATATATGCCAACCAACACAAAATATTGATCGCCCTTAACACTAATATGGTACACGTCGCATGGCAATTCTTTAGGTCTTTCAGGGGAGGTGGTTTTTTGTATCTTATTTAATGATGATGATCCTGATAAAACGTTTGTCATCGTTCCAGCACGATATGTTGTAAATCCTTTGATACCATTTTCCCACGCTGTTATATATATATTCTTAAAATCTTCATAGACATAGTTATTGGCTACGTTAATAGTTTTAGAGATGGCTGAATCAACCCATTTTGCAAAAATCGACATGGTATTAACATGTGCAGTAACATCAAGATCCATAGAACAAGCTGACCATGCAGCATCAGGATTCCACTTTTTGATATTTTTTAAATGGGAAACTCCATAATCTTCAATCCACTCTTCTTTGAGCAACCCCCTTGTGCGATCAAATTTCCATACCTTTTCTTCAAACTTAGTAGCTAGTAAATCCTCATCGCCCTCTTTAACCCATTTCCATGCAGTGCCATTATCGGTAATATCGCTTAGATCAAATGTTTTATTTGCCCAGTTGATATTTTTAGGAATGATTAATCCTTCGGGAGCTTCAGATTGAATCGAGGTGCGAACGTAACCATGCATAAATAGCGGTTCTAAGCCGCCACTTACTAAATTTGCAAAACATGAACTGTTACCAGTTGGCTGTATGGAAGTTACGTGAGAGTTGCGTATACCGTGTTCTTTTATTAAGTTGATAGTGCCACGATCTAGCCTTTCTATAAATTTTCCTTTAAGATATAGTTCTTTATCATATAAGGGGAATGCCCCCTTTTCTTTTGCTAGTAAGGTTGATGCCTTATACGCCTCATTAGTAAAAAATTGCATTAAGCTTTCTGTCATTTCTATCGCTTTATTGCTACCGTACTTTACACGAGCTATCAACAATGCTGACCCATAACCCAAGACACCCAAGCCAATACGTCTTTTATTTTTTAAATTATCTTTTTGTGTTTTAAGAGGAACCTGTGTTTTATCATTAACATTATCCATAAATCGTACAGCAGTATGAATAATTTTTTTTAACTCATTATATTTCCAATCTTTTGTATCCCCGTCAATAAAATGTACCAAGTTGATAGACCCTAGCAAACAAACCCCACCAATAGGAAGTACTTGTTCTCCACATGGATTAGTTGCATTGATCCATTCGCAATAGTGTAAATTATTCATTCGATTCATATGGTCAACAAAGAGAACACCGGGTTCGTTTCTATTATAAGTATTTTCCATAATGAGATTCCACAGTTCGATAGCAGAATCAAATGTACGATATGTTATTAGGGCTTCTTTTTCTGTGTCGTCGAATAAGGATAGCCATTCTTGTATATTACCGTTCCAATGAGCTTTATATTCAGAAGGAAACTTTTCATAATTAGGAAAAACCAAACTCCACGGCATATCCATTTTAACCGATGCTATAAATTCATCAGTACAAAGTACTGACATATTAAATTTAGATAAGCGTCCGGGAGTTTTTTTAGCTTCAATAAATTCTATAATGTCAGGATGCCAGCAACTTAACGTAACCATTTGAGCACCCTTACGTATAAAATTCTTTTGATCTGAACGAGAAGTCTTTCCAGAGCCAGAAGTAATAATTTCAGAAGACTTATCCCATAGCTCTAAGAATTTAATTGAGCCGGGAGATTGATTCGCAATGCCTCCAATATGAGATCCACACGGACGCATAATATCCGCACAAAAACCATATCCTCCTTCGCTTTTTAAAATTTGTGCCTGTCTCAGTAAGGCATTATAAATACTCTCAATAGAGTCGAGATCCTTGCCCTCAAAACCGTCCACAAAACAATTAATATAGGTGGTGCCTTTTAGCCCGGTCCCTGCATTCGATGTAATGCGACCACCCGGCACAAATTTAAAATCTTCTAAAGCACTATAAAACTTTTGTTCCCATTCTTCTTTGTTTTCCTCTATAGAAGCTATGTCTTTAGCTACTCTGCCCCATGTGTCCTCTATAGAAGAATCAGTTTTAAACTTATATTTTTGATACCATGTTTCATAACTAAAACTATTGGTAAATCTGTCGGGCATTGATATCACTCCATTATCTTTATTATTCTAGCCCTAAGTAGGCAGCATCATGTTCAATCAGTGCTGTATTTCCATACTTAAAAAGCCATCGAGAACTCATGTGATAATCCATTTCTTTAATACAATGTACTTCCTGTATACCGGCATTAATAATAGAGCCAGAACATTGTATACACGGCACCCCACACCAACAAAACATGATTAAACCTTTGGCTGGAATGGGAAGTTTATTGAGAGCATTTCGTTCGGCGTGTTGACAAGAACATAATTCTGCTCTTTTGCCAGATGAATAACCCAATATATTACGAGGACACTGATCGCATCGAGATAGTTGCTTACAAACTTTATTTTTAGTCTGAGCGGCAGTACGCGATGGTATATTTATATGAAAATATGTATAAAGCTTGGTCTTTTCTTTATGGGTTAGTTGAGGCCAGAAAAAATATTTTAGAAATTCTATATCATTACAGTGCGGAGTATTCTCTGGCGGACCATTATATCCTGCTCCTACAATTCCATTGGTGGAGGGGTCTACTACTACCGCACCTACCCTTCTAGAAAAGCATGGGTTTTGATCATCGGCCATTACTTTTGCTAGCTTCATATATTTCCTTACAAACTTGTCCTTCATTGGTCTTATTTATTCTTACCTTTATTCCGT